GCATTATTCATTAATGTTTGTTGTAAGTCAGTAGCACTTTTGTTACGTTGCGCTAATAAATCATCAACTGAGGGTAGTTCTGTAAATAAACCTTGCTGTGCCATGTTATGTCCTCGCCTTTCCAAATAAACCTGATAACCAACCACTACCGCCTGACGTTCCTAAGAATGAAGAACCTAAGCTAGTAAGACCTGAGAGCCAAGGGTCTGGCTGATAATTATAGTCGTTAGCTTGAGCTTGTCCTGTGATACGTGCGGTATCAGCATTATACCTACCTAATTCATAATTCTGATCTAAGGCTTGTTGCTGACGACCTTGTGTAAGTAATTCTGCTCTCATTTGAGGTTCTATCATACTACCTGTCAACATACTTTGACCAGTACCCATAAGGTTAGCATAACGCTGTTGGTCAGTCATTTGATTAGTATTGAATTGATTTAAGTCAAGACCCGCACGTTGAACTTCTTGACCAAAGGCATCTTGGGTAGATTGTGCTGATAGACCCGCTAATGCTTGAGATTGTGCAGCGTTCATACCAAACATATCAGGATTCATCATGCCTGAGTTTTCACCAGCACCTAAGCCCTCACCAGATAACTGTAGACCTATGCGACCTAAGCCTTGCATCTGTTCTAAGTTCTTAGCACGTTGTTGTGCAAAGGCTGGCTCAAGTAATGAGGAACGCTCAGTAAATAAGTCTCGACCTGCCTGTTGTGGGTCAAAGTTATAATTAAATTGGTCAGCAGACTGTAGTGCATCCTGACCCGCTACGTTAAACATTCCTTGACCTTGCTGCGCCATGTCACTTAAGCCAGCGTAAGGGTCTGAATTACCTGTACCTGATCTAAAGGTAATAGGCTTGAATGTGCCTCCTGTTGGCTGGTAGTCTCTTCCCGTACCCATGCCAATGTCTGGCAGTTGACCACCCACAAAAGAGTTCATCATGTTACCTCCTCCTCCTCCTCCCATCATACCACTTGATTGTGCTAGTGAAGATTTCATTTCCATAGGCAATCCAGCCCACTGCGATTCAGATATGTTCTCAGGACGCATAGCGTTTAACTGAGCTTCGTTAGGACGGCCTTGACCACCCCCTATGTAAGCGTTAGGTAATTGTTCATCTAATTGAGATTGGCGAGACATACTTACTTTTTGTGCCTCTGTCATAGTATTCCAAGGGTTGGTAGGGTCACGTGAAGCTTCTTTAGCATTATCTTGATACGTGTCCCTTGATCTTGTGTTCATACCAAGCATACTTTCGTCTGCAAATGCTTTGGCAAAAATAGACGCAGGGTTAGTAGCCATTGCCATCCAACCAGCCGCAGTATTGGGCATGCGAGGGCTAAAGTCTTGACCTAACGCCATAGCCTGTGATAGTGACGGCTGTGGGTAATTACCTCCATACGTACCTAATTCTGTGACAGGTACACCATTAACAGTTGGTTGTCCTAAGCCTCCTGTAAACCCTGTATTCTCTGTTCCCATTGTAGTTTTTATAGGGTTTAGAGCGTTCTGTTGTTGTGCGTAAGCACGTTGATTGTAATCATTTGCTGCTTGTATAGAAGCTTGTTGTGCTGCCTGTTGTGCTGCTTGTTGTTGCCTAGCGGCCTCTTGTTGTTGACCTAAAGCTACCCTAGCTGCTTCTTGCTGTGCTGCCGCTCTTGCTGCACCTTCACCATTCCCCCGATCATTAGCATCTCTACCGCCATTAGACTGTGCACGTGACTGCGTACTCTTGTTACCATATCCGTCATCTATACTAGGCATTACGCTGTCCTCTTCCAAAAGTATACGACAATATACGGCTGTACAATGTCATGTGAGTGGGCTGCTCCACCACCTTCATAGTCTAGCTCAGTTACCCTAGGGTATGAGCCAGCAGCACCTACTGATGTCGAATCTGTAGAACCATCAGGATTACCATTACCTTGTACACCTGTGTAGCCATGAACGTGACTAGGTATTTCGTTAATTGTAAGGGTATGTGAATCAGTTGTTGCACCACCAGTAGCACCAGCACTATAGCCACCTCCGTTACCTAACATTACACGACCAGCACTAAAGGCTACCCAAGTACCTAAGCCAAGTAATGAATTAGGGTTAGTAGCTAATATTGATGTGTAGATAGAACCTACAGGATACGCCAGAGCATTAACTACAGCAGCCGTAACTGCTGGTATTGTTATTGCTGCTATGGCAGCAGTTGTGTATGCTGTAGTAGCTAATTGTGTAGTGTTGGTGCTGGAAGACGCTGTAGGAGCCGTAGGAGCGCCTGTGAGTGCAGGGGAAGCTAGAGGTGCCTTAGGAGCCACACCAGCCACTATAGCAGCCTGTGTGAACGCTGTGGTGGCTATCTGTGTACTGTTAGTTGAGGTAGCAGGTGTAGGGGCTGCTGGCGTCCCTGTCAGCGTAGGGCTACTTGTGTTAGCTTTAGTGGCTATTGCTGTAGCAATGTTTGTAAACTCGTCATCAATCTCAGTACCGCTTACAGTCTTGAGTGGATTTCCTGTAGTTAAGGCATCCTTTGTTGCAAAGTTTGTTGACTTAGTATAATTGGACATAGTTAAAGTACCTTACCTTGTTTGGCATAAATTGATAGTTTCTGGAGGCTCATTGCAGTACCATTAATATCAGTAGTAAAACCTATTTGAATTATGTTACCTGCTCCTTGCGCTGGTGCTTGTTGATCGTTAATTAAGACTGAACCAGCATATTCTGATAAGCCATATTCAGCAATACCATACTCAAATATGCTACCTGCTTCTAAAGTAAATGTCTGTGAAAAGAAAATAGGACTATACTCATAACCTACCTTAAGTGCAAAAACTTGACCAGAAGCTCCTACTGTAGTTGCAGCTAACTTTTTAACAATCTTATTTGTGTTAGGCAGTTCTAAATCAAAGTAGTTACTAAAGTACGCCATTTCATATTTTTGACCATTATCTTGGTAACCCCTGTACTTAGCTATTCCATTGACTTGAGCAAATAAAAGCTCAGAGTCTAAAGACAAGAATCCTTTAGGTGTTAACTCAGGCCATACTGTAACCCTGTAGCTCCCGTCTTGTAAAGCTTGCCTTGTATCAAACACAAAGGTTTGTTTAGTTGCTGGCATAGTTAACAAGTAGAAAGCATTAATAGGTGAATAGACTGTCTTAACATTAGCTAGTATTTCACTACGTATTGATTGTATAATATCATCACGTATGTTTTTAGAGATGTCTCGCATAGGTTGAGACTTTTCTTGTACAGTACGATTTAATGAACGTACACCTGTGTTACTTAAGAACAATATGTCTTCACCAGTATTCTGTACTGAGTCTCTGGCAATACAACCTACACCTTCAATTACCTCCACTAAAGTTAAACTAGAAGTAGTCATACCTGCGTTAAAGTTATTACCATCTGAATAAATAATAATGTTATCAGTACAAAATATAATAAAGTTGCCGTTGTGTGCGCCTAAGGCAACAATTTCATCAGAACCTTGGGTAAGTACAGAAGATATATCAAGAGTACCAGAAGTACCTCCTGACCATGCAGTACCATCAAGTACATCAGTAAAGTAGACTGTGGTTTTGTTAGTTGCTGTATCGGCAGCCCATAAACGACCATAGGCTGCTAAGACTGTGTTAGCACTTGGAGGAGTACCTGCCCTACCTGAGTGTGTTACTACTGATTGAAAAGTGTCTGCACCTCCATCATTAGTATACACAAGTGGTAAGTAGCCACGTTGGAAAAAATAATGATGATCGTTTAACGTAGCAGTCTGCCAGTTACCAGCCGCTATAGTGTCACCAGTTGAGGGTGTTAGAGTCACTAAGTTAGTAAGCCCTTTGTAGAACTTGTTAACACTAAATGACAATAATGTATCAGCGCCTGTGACTTCCTTAAAGTTAGACACACCTAATAAGTTAACACCTACGTTTCCGTTAGCTGAACCATCCTTAGCATTACTAACAGTCTGCCAGCCCTTACGTGAGCCTAGGCGACCAAACTTATCAATAATACAGTTGTCTGCGTGTAGCGCAAAGCCTTGCTGTAGCGTCACACCTGATTCCTGAGTGTTTAACCCGTAGAACGCAGGTGCTGCTATAGAGGCTGCTTGTAGTGGCTTACCCATCTTTAACAAGCCTCCCAGATAAGTTCCTCAGGGTGCTTGGCTGCATCAATAGCAATAGCATCAGATAAGTAAACAGAAGCAAGAGCTTTAGCCGATACTGCTGACATACCTCCGTCCTCACCACGTTCCTCAAGGGCCATAGCGTAAGCTAAAGTTTGCACAGGTAAGAAAGGTACTTTAATGATGTCATCATCAGCAGTTACATCAGGTGACCGCTTAATAACATTAAAGAATAATTGATAGACACCATCAGGCTTAGGGTACACATCTATCTGAGTGTCACCTCCGTTACTTAACCCGTTAAACACATAGTTCTGAGGTGAGCCTGTTGCTGGTGTGTTGTTAAGATATGCGTTATTAAACCAGTGTGGTGTCTGGTACTTCATAAACGTATCGCTTGTATTGTTGATAGCTTCTAAAAGAGTTGACTTATCACCAAAGTCAGTAAGAACATAGTTAAATACGTTTGCTTGTGTGGTTACAGTCATAGTCTCACGTAGGTTAGACCAACCCCAAGCACTCTCTACCATCTCTACAGCGTCATGTACAAACAAACCAATAAGCTTAGAGTAGCTATTCTCATTAATTGAACCTACTTCTCGCTCACGTAACCTTATTAGTATGTTGTTAACTGTTTGCTTATATGTTTTCATGTGGCTTTACCATTTAGTTTTTCTACTGTTCTAAGCCCTGCTAGGCCAAGCATTGCTAACGTCAGTTCAAGCATTGCATCTAAGGGTAACTCAGGGCTACCTAGCTCTGGTGCAATCCATTGTAGGATAGGGTTAATAACAAATGCAAACAAGAAACCTAAGCCACATACCCACATAAGAAAGGGTCTAGCTCCAGCCACAAAAGTAGACCTGTGATTAGCCTGTACTTTCATAATCTCTGCTTGCATCATAGAGGGACGCATAGCTAACTTCTGCTTAAGTAGTTCGCCTTGTGCCCTTTCTT